AAGAAATTGAATCTGATTTAGTTCTTCTTTATGGAGTTAATGAAACATTGGAGGATCAAAGTCTTACTTTTAAACCTTCTCATGTTAATTTAGTAAAAGTCTTGCCTGCCCAGTTGATTCCAGCTAATAGTTTAAAGTCTAATATAATTAGATCTCAAATTCATGGTTGTACTATTCCAGCTAAAACTACACCTGCTATGCTTCGTCCTACAGTTATTGGAGACACTTTGTTAAATCCTTTAGATATTGCTTACTCAAAGTACGATATTGAACACAAAGTTTTGACAGATAGGCAGCTTTATATAATCAAAGAAGTTAGTTCTCAATATTTTGAAATGTGCATAAATACCTCTTTACAGTTAAACAAACCTCGGTTATATTCTATTGTAGAGGTTTTGTATGGATCAAAAGAAGAAAATGGTCTCTTAGGTATAGCTTCTAATACTAGTGCTGGTTGGCCTTTAAACTTAAGAACTAAGGAAAAGAATATTAAAAAGAGACTCTTTCCCGAACGTCCGGAAAGTTTAGAATATAGATCAGCTCTTGAACAATTTACTAGAGAGATTAATGAATACCAAGAAATGTATTTGAAAGGAATTCGTCCCGATTTTTATTATACTGATATATTAAAAGTAGAAAGGAGAGAATTTGAAAAGTATTTACTTGGAAAAACGAGATTATTTTCTGCGGGACCATTCCATCTTCTAGTTCTTTTTATTATGTATTTTGGTCATTTTGACGTAACTTATAAGTATAATAGAATTAGAAACTGGTCTGCAGTTGGTGTCAATCCTTATTCTAACGAGTGGGACAGTATAGCTAAACATCTTTCTAAATTTGATAAAACTGGACTAACTATGGTTGGTGCAGGTGATTATTCAAGTTTTGATTGTACGCATAATGCTGCTATACATGATGTTATTGTTGATCATATAAATGAATATTATTATCGTGGTTGCCCAGAAAGTGATAATTTAATTAGAAGAATGCTTTTTAAAGAAATTTCTAATTCACGACATGTTGTGGGTAATCAAGTTTTTGAATGGCTAGGTAGTATGCCTAGCGGAAATGCTTTAACTATTATTATTAATAATCATTATAACGCTATAGCTTTTGGATATTGCTTTTATCGTATAGTTGAAGATAATGATGTTTTGAACATTTCTCTTAATCAATTTTGTGAAAAAGTGGTATGTATATTTTGTGGTGATGATAATGTTTTTTCAGTAGATCATGAATTACGCCCTTTCTTTAATGAAATTACTCTTCCCAAGTATATGGATGAGTTAGGCTTAATTTATACTACTGAATTGAAACAAAGTGCTTTAGTACCTTTTAGACATATATCTAATGTTTCTTTTTTGAAAAGACATTGGTATTGGGATGAATATCTAAATCGTTATGTTGCTCCCTTAGATTTATTTGTTACACTTGAAATTTGTTACTGGACAAAGAGTACTAGTGAAGGTTTTAAAATTTCTACGGATAATGTTATTGAAACTCTTCGCGAACTATCCTTGCATCCTAAAGAAGTTTGGGACAAATATGCTAATAAAGTTATAGTTGCAGCACAGTTTGCTTATCCTGGTGTTGAATTTTCTTCTCCTATTACCATGTCTTGGTATAAAAGAAGAAGTTTAACGTTAGATTCAGAAGCTTTCTTCTGACTATTTTCTTTAATATTAGATCTTTCACCAATCGTTGTAGTCAACGTATTTTTACTAATTTTGAGCATAAAGAAAATTAGAAAAATTTCCTCCGCATTCTGGATACCTTGTATATTGAAAGAAATCCATGTACCATATATTTATACATTGCTTTTTGCGGTTAAAATCCTTATTTATTTAAATTTACTATCAGATGGGATAATGGCAGCCCCATTAATATCAGAGAACACATGGTATGGGAACAAGCATGAGGTAGTGCTGTTCTCGAGAATTATACCTGCTAATCAAATTAATAATTCTGCTGAAGTAGACTCGGCAACTAATGCGTTTGTACCCATCGTTTCTGACGGAATGAATGGGGAAGCAAATGCGTCTACAACCGTCTTTCACACGGACGCCAATGTTGTGACTGTTGGTGTGACAAACCCACAGTATACCCCTGACCTTTTGGTTGGGGCGTCAACTGATCAGCTTACTCAAGAACTTAAATATTTCTTGGGTAAGCCAGTAGTAGCACAATCTGGAGTATTATCTACTGCAGATACTGTAACTACATTCCCTGCTGTACAAGCTCATGTTCCTTTTCGGAACTCCTTGTACGCAAACAAACTTGCTGGTTTCTATGGAATCAGATACGACTTGGTTATCAAATTGGTGGTTAACGCTACTAGATTTCAAGCTGGTCGTTATCTTGTTGTATGGAATCCTTATGGTGGTACTGATCCTACTTTGAAGTTTGCCTCTATGAAAACTTCACGTCTTTACAAGCTTACCCAAAGAACTACTATGCCGCATGCGGAAATAGATGTTAGTTGTGATACTGAGTTAGAATTTGTTATTCCTTTTAGCAATTCTCTCAATTTTTCACCTGTTGCTCTGTTTACAAGTGTAGCTTTTAATTATGGTTCTATTGGAGAAGTACAAATTTTCCCTTATTCACCTTTGAATGCGGTAGCTGGAGCTACAACTGCTAATTATACAATGTATTTTTCTATGAGAAATGTTGAATTGTATGGAGCAACTGTTCCTCAAGCTGGCGGTTTTAATGCCTCTCGCAAAGGCAAAACCGCTCAAAGTGTTGAACAAGCTTCAGCTGGTATGGGACCTATTTCATCTTCTTTAGCTACTGTAAGCAAATCTTTATCCATTCTTTCTGAAGTTCCTTTATTGTCTTCCTATGCTAGAACTACAGCTTGGTTTGCTGATAGGATGTCTAAAACAGCCGAAATTTTTGGTTTCACTAAACCTGTAAATATAGAACATGCGCAACGTGTTACTCGAAACATCATGCACTATGTAGGTAGTGTAGATGGTCCTGATCAATCAATACCTCTTTCTCTTTCTTACAAGAATGAGATAGGGCATATGAGCGGGATTTCACCTACTGATATAGATGAAATGGATCTTAATTTTGTAGCTTCTGTTCCGGCTTATGTTACTCAATTTACTTGGACAACTTTGGACACTAGTAGTACACTTAAATTATCACTCCCTGTTACTCCACTTTTTGGAAGTACAGCTAGTGTTGTTAATGGCGCTAATGTTTTAACAGATGCGCCTTGCTCTTTTGTGTCACGTTTCTTTAAGTTTTGGCGTGGTTCTGTTGTTTATAAGTTTAAGATTGTACGTACTGAATTTCATTCAGGAAGACTTTCTTTTTCTTTTAATCCGAATTTCCAAGATTTAACTGTTCCTGCTAACCCTCCTTATGCAGATTTGAACTACATTCATAGAGAAATTATTGACATTCGAGAACATACAGAATTTACACTTACCATTCCTTATATCTCAGCTTCTCCTTATACTCTATGTTTGCCTTCAAATCCAAACAATGGTATAGGAACTTTAACAATTCACGTTGTTGATCCTTTAGTTGCTCCTTCAACAGTAATGCAAAACGCTATTGTACTTGTTGAAATTGCAGCTGGGCCTGATATGGAATGGGCTGTTCCTGTAAGCTTTTTACCTACGCCATTTACAAATGTTGTACCACAATCTGGCACTTTCAGAGGAGGAAACTCTTATGATAGTGCTTGTAATATATTGGTTAAAACTATTGGTGATTCAGTAGTTAGAAAAGATGCAGATATTAGTGCACTCGTATGTATTGGAGAAAAAGTTAGTAGTTTCCGCACTATGGTTAAGAAACCTCAGTTTCTTACTCAAACTGCAACTGTTGTACCTGCTTTAGTTACTTCTGTAGTTCCTTATTTGATACCTATGTACTCTCAGAATGGTGTTACCAACACTACTCCGGGAGTCAACGGGGATCTTTATGGAATGTTAGGTTCTATGTATGTTTATTCCAGAGGTGGAGTTAGAATCAAATTTATTGATCCTGTAGCTTCATCTGGTGGTACTCAGGCTACCTATATGACTACAGCAGTACCTCCTGTAGCCCCTACTGACCTTTATACAAGAGGAGCTTTTGATGTAAATGGTACTATTGGTCCACAAACCTTTCAAGGTATGTTACCCAATAATCTTTCTTTGCCTGAACAAGGCACGGAAGTTCAAGTACCTGCTTATTATCAGCTTCCTCTTAGGGTTAATGTTGACTGTTATGCCAATACTCAATTTCCGTATAATTCGGAAAATGGTACAGCTACTAGACAACATGTCCCTGACGTATATGTTAATAGAACATTGTTAGGTTTCAATGTCGTTCAAAGTCCTCGTTTAACGAGATCTTTGTCTGACGATGGAAACTTTTCATATTTCTTGTGCATACCCCCATACGTTTCACAAACCGCCGCCCTCTAACTTGGAGGAAAGCAAAGCCTATTTTAAAATTTCTTCGGAATAGATTTCAGTGCTAAATCTAAATGTCCCCAAAATGAGTGGTTCTCATTGCTATGTGCAAGCTTGTGTACAAAAGAAACATCCTTAATAAGATTTTGGCTTTACTTATTATTGAATATCTATCAACCTGCCACTTTGTGGTTGCTAGAGTAATTGTGTTTCTCACCTTTCTTATGGATAGGTCTAAGTGATCTTAACTAAGTACAGAGTTCTTCTCTCCCCGAAAGGTGAGAAGCCCCCTGTGCTGTTTATTAAGTGATAGACAACAGGAAAAGAAGCCTGTGCTATTTATAGCAATTCTGTAAGAAAAGAAAGTCGAAGGACTTTCCGATCTTATTT